CTCGTCATCGTTAAGCTTGTCGCGCCAGTCGATTACGTCCTGACCAAGGGGTACTTCCTCGACGGTCCAGAACGACGCCACTGCCTTTTTGTACATGTTCCAGAGGTCGGGGTATTGGATGGGAAATGCGGTGTACTTGCGGCAACCATTTTCGGAGAGGATGGGATCAGTGATTGCGGTCATTGTTGTAAGTGCGTGCTGTTACTATTAACAACGGAATAAATGGCTGTGATTGTCAATATACGTTTATATATTGACAAAATAGACGGCGCGAAAGTGTATCGCATGTGATGTTACTCCCAGACGATGCGAAGCTGTGAGATTGTGTTACATTTTAATTCTTACATTTAATTGAATGTTATTGTCACACGAGTTTTGATATTTTGGCACGATTTTATCGCGGCTTTGGACAGTTCCTTGCGTTTTTCGTCCGGCTTTGCTGTCGTTTTCCTCTGTTTCATCGACTGTGTCATATCTTCCTCGACTTCTTTGATATTTCTCAGGCACTCATTAACTATATCGTTTTTGATGACCCATCTGAAAAAATTGAGCTGCCCGCACGTCGTGGAAATCTCACCGCCATCGAGATCATTGAACACGATGCGATCTCCGCGGTTGAATGGGTCGAACATTCTTTTAGAATAACTTTTCAGCTGACTTTTGTATTCCATGAACACGTTGAACAACCTCCCAGAGCTCGTCGTGAACATGATGTTTTTTTTCTTCGAGTAGTTTGAAACAAACCAATCTAGGGTTCGGAGGCTCATCAACTCGTTGTGAATTATTTTTAGCATTATGGTTGTGTTCTCTTCGTCGTCAAAGAATTCGCGCAGGGATACTTCGAGGTAATCTTTGGGGTCCTTAACCAGAAATGACAGAGTCATCTTTGTACTATAAACATAGATTTTATTAAATTGATATAATCAAAACCCATATCGACGAAATTATGTCTTCTTGTTCTGCATCCAAGGGTCCTCGCCGAACACGCTGTTGATGGTCGCGGAAGTGCTGGCATCGGCCGCCTCCTTGATGTTCTCCTCAGTTTCCTCGGGGATAACTTCCCGGGTGAACTCGGGCATCTTCTCCGACGCGGGGAGAGGTGCGGCGGGGGGAGGGATCCTCTCCTTCTCGGTGAGGTGTGCATCCAGACCATCCTTCATCACCTTTTCCTTGCGGTCGTTGAAAATCTCCTTGGCAGACCGCTGGCTCTCGGCGTATCCGGACATCAGGTCCTGCAGGAACTGCTCCTGGTACTCCTGACTCTGCACGGCCATCGGGTCGGGAGGGCAAGGAACCCAGTTGTACATGGCCACGAGGAAAATGTCCACGACGTTGTCGCCACTGCGCTGGAGGCGTTTAACGTGCGCCTTGGCCTCCTCCTCGGTGGCGAAACAACCGCGCACCTTCATTGCAAACTGTCCGCTCTTCTGGCGGCAGAACTCGGGTCCTACGAAACTTACCAGGGCGAAGTTCTGGCCGGGGAGGGTTAGGTAATCGGGCTCAAGGATCAGGCCGACGGGGAGCTCGACGATAGTGTTGTTGGTTGCCATTGTGTTCTATTGTACAGATATACATTTTGTTAAGTTATTTTACGCACATTGGTTACAATTTAAAGTTGGATTCTCATTTAACAAACGTATGGTCGTCTAAAAATCGCGGCAATTGCAGCCCCTCGCGAATACGATTCCTTTTTAACGGGTATTTTCTTTTTTGCGACCGGCTTCTTCTGAGCGCGCGCAATCATGCTATCCAATGACAGAAAGTGCTCTATACTGCTGCTCGGCATCGGCGGTGGTGGCAAATTCTTCTTATCATCTTCGTCTGGAAACAGCTCCTCTGTCAGGGACGCGGGCAATTTTATATACTCCCCCCTAAAATCGCTGCATCTACAATACTTCTGCCCAACGTCCTCTTCTTTCCTAGAATAACAACACTGACGCATACCAGCCTTGCTGACCAGGAAATATGTATTTGACGACTTGTGGTTCCTTCCGACGTTCTCGCAATACCGCGAGGAGTGTCTAAACATATATACATGTTCCGCTTTGATCACCCCCGTCACCTTCCCTTCGTATTGCGAAGGAATAAGTCGCTCGATTTCTCCTATTGCACTAGAATACTCCCTGAGAGACGCGTGGGAGAAATTCCCAGAGTTTGTAGGTGATGAACATTCGATGTCAATCTCGGGATTTCTCAATTTCGTAAGAACTCCCTTGGCACGAAGACACGTCTTGGATATGACTTCTTTCACTGCCGCCAGGGATTTGATTATGTCACCTGGGTGTAGTCTCGTCTCAATGATGTCGCTTTCTGCAGAGTCCAACAGATACTCCATGCGCGGGATGTACACGCGTTTCAGGTCATCATGTTTCGCGGCCCAAGGCAGCCGCATCCCAGTCCCCTTGAACACTGCAGAGTCTACGATCTGTTCCCACGGGTTGGAAAATGGGTTTTCTTCTACTCGGAGCAGCTCCAGAAGTTTTTCGCGAATATGCAGGGCGGTTGGAGATGTAACAAAAATATTGTCGAACGTAATATGAACGCCTACTTTGATTTCGTCTCCCTTTTTCTTAGGGAGATTCGAAATGCAGATAGTCGCAGAAGACCTTGCCACGTCAAATAAAAACACCGTCGCAATACATATTATGTGCAGGATGTTTTTGACCTTCTCCTGGAAATCTCCCACGGACATCATTTTTGCCATCTGGATATCCTTCGTGACAATATCAAGATCATAGAACATCCGAAACACCCTCGGTTTGTATTCGACGATGCAGGACGGCCTGCCTCCCATCAGGACCCCCCTCGAGTATTCGTGGATGAAGTCGTCGTTCGAACTTTCGGGAACGCACAGTACTCCTTTATCTAACAACAAATGACTGACTTCTCCCCCGCCACTACGTCCGAAATATTTCCTCTTGCGGCACCACTCGTAGACATGAACGTGTTCTGACATCTTTATTTATGGTAATAGATTAATTCATCTTATACTTATACTCTTGGGTGTCAATATGATGTATGTAAAAATTAACTTAATAAAAGGATTGCATATAATATTAAAAAATGGATACACACGATATCAATGACCGCACCGACCCATATCTATGCGTTTATGCATCACAAGGCGCGGCGTGTATAGGCGACAATAAACACAAGAAAATATGCGATGCTGTGGAAGCGTTCTGGGAGCGCGCTCATTCGCCGAGTTATAGAGCCGCACTGAAGCGCAACGTGATCATGACCGCGGAGGAAATCATCGATCGCCTGGAGAAGAATCACCCTAAGATCGCGGATATCATGAAAGTAGCCGGGAACGAAGAAGAATCGTCTACGGACGTGGCGAAAAAATATAGCAAACTTTCTTCGGAGTTCACGAAATATGCAAACTTGAATTATATCAGTCACGAGTTCTATGGGGTGGTTGACGATGCCATCCGCAAGACGACGTACACGACATATGGAAACGCACAGGAGTCTAAGGTGTTCGATTACATCAGGGGGACTCTCGGAATTGACGTTGTAGAAGACCCGAGCTTCTATAAATCACAGGCGGGGGTCATTGAGAATGAATATGGGACTTTCCCATGGTTCATCGGCGGTAAAATTGATGGGATTACGAAAGATCGCAAGACTCTTGTAGAAATCAAGAACCGCGTGAACAGGCTTTTCAGAATCATCCCGCAGTACGAGTCTATCCAGGTGCAGATGTATTTACAACTTCTTGGGTTGGACAAGGCAATCCTCGTAGAATGCCTGAAGACCAAGGAGCGTAGTGTTCTTCATGAGGATGTTAATGTCATTTCTGTACACCGAGACTCTGTAAACTGGGAATCAGATATCGCGCCAAGACTCGAAGGGTTCGTCGACTTCGTTATCAGACTTATCCACGACGAAGAACTCCAGAACAAGTATCTGAAGTCTAAACGTCGGTCCGCTATAGTTTCGTCGCACATAACCTCATACGCGAAGACGAAGAAGTCCGCGTAAACTTTTTGTTTTTGATTTGCTTTGGCGTTTTTACATCAAAACGCCGAAGAAATATAAATGAACGGTGGCAGTGTCGATATGATCACAACGCGAGCGCTAGATACCTGGCCTTCCAGAATTCGGGGTCGTCCCGCGGGGGCTTGCCAGTCTTGGCGTTTACGAGCGCGTGCGCCTTTACCGTCCACGCGAATAGGGTATCCCTGTTGGCAAGATCTTTGGGACCAAATTTAGAAAGCTCGAGCACGCGCTCGAATCCTTTGCAGCACCCGTCGCACGGGAGAACAAACTGAAGAGACTTGAAAAATGTGCTATAATTCTTCTTGTCTGCAGCGGTCGGGTTCATCGGGTACCGGAGACTAAGTACATGGATACAGAACCAGAAGGAACTTCCCCATAATTTAGGATCGAAGTTTATAGACTTGTTCATCCTCTTTATTTACTTGTATAATTAGATTTTTATTATCGTTTTTTATTATCGTTTTTATTATCTTTTTTATGTGATGTATTCTTCGTTTATCCCGAAGTTCTGTAGGGCAATTCTAGATCCATTTTGTTCAGCGTCCTTGCGAGATCTCCCAGTTCCCTCCGAAACCTTCCTACCGTTCAGGTTGACATCTACGACGAAACTCGGGCTACCGCCTCCGCGCTCATACGTCGTGACGAACTCGGGCTTTCCTAGTTCGACAGACCTTGCGTACTTTAGCAGGCGGTCCTTGTAGTTTGTATCCGTCATGATGTCGTGCATGTTGGCGTGTTTCTGAAGTGCTGACATAAAGAACTGTCGCGCCGCCGGTATCCCAAGGTCAAGGTAAATAGCACCAATGAGGGCCTCGAGAACATCTTCCACGATACGGGGATTTTTGTTCCACCCCTTATGAAGACCCTTCTGATTCATTATAATGAAGTCATGGAGCCCGAGATCAATCGCAAGCTTGCTCAGGAACTTTCCTCCAACTAGTTTGGTCCTGAGACGAGTGAGCACGCCCTCGCCCTTCCCTGGGAAGGTGTCGTATAGATACCTAGCGATGATGAACCCGAGAACGGAGTCTCCTACAAATTCTAGCGTTTCGTATGTCGCACCCCCCTCTTCTATAGAGTTGTACGAAAAGGCAGTGAAATAATATGAAAAGTTGACGACGGGCATCCCTGTCAATTTTTCAATATCTTCTTTGGTGAACAAAACTCCGGATTTTGTAGACGGGGGTCCCGGGTATTCCTCTATGGTATCAGCGAACATAGCCGGCGTTGTAGTAGTTATACGATTACCTAACATTTTTAGTTAAGTTCTTTATACTCAGGAGTATCCTTGTCATTCGTCATTTTTACTCGCAATCCTAACGTTATATTTTGCTTCGTGGTATATCAACGGTCGTATGAAATGTGTCATTTGTCCCAGGTCTCACACTTCTAGGTCGGGACATATCAACAGGCGGTTGCCTTACAGGGAGACGATAAACTTAAACATTAATTATATTAGGAATACTTAATGGGTTCGTCTAAAGCCAACCCAAAGTCTTCCAAGGCAGACAGCGAGGAGAGGGAGAGGGACATGGCAACTATCATCAAGAAACTATCCCCGACAGCCACAAAGGAAAAGCTAGAGGAGCTCGTGGAGAGGTGGAAGCTGAATGACGTTGGCGCGACGTTTGAAATGCAAACGATTCACATGTTCTCTGCGCTCGGGGTGGATTTCAGCGATGATCTCTTTTCTTCCATCGAGAAGGACCGCGGAGCTTTTGGACTGAGGGAAATTGACGATAAGATCACAGGGGCGGAGATTGAGGCTATTTCTCTGTACCACAGGCTTCGTGAGGTGAACCTCATGCCCGGCAAGATGAATGAAGACCCCGAGAAGGCTGCTAACCTTAAGAAGATCACCAAGATCCTCGAGATGATTTACTATTCTAAGAAGGTCGTCTTGAGTGCTTATCAGGCGAAACTAGCAGTTCATCAGCTCGGGGCTGAGGAGGGTGTAGTAGAACTTGACGGAGACCTTGACTTGCAACTCGGGTCATGGAATCTCCGGTTCAGGTTCATTGATGGGGACGTGAGTTCTTTCCAAGAGCTGCTGCTGTTCCTGCTGGACAGCGCCATGGAGAAAAAGTTCAGGAAGTATGGTTCTTGGCTGTATGAGCCCATTATCATCGATGGGCGCGACATGCACTCGTGGCGTCCGGTGATGGAAATAAAGGATTTCGTGTATTCGCGGCTCAAGAAGGAAATTTCTTGGGAGCAGTGGAAGAATGCGACTCAGAATATGAGGAACATTGGCTCGGCAGTAGAGTATCTCACTCATTGTCACGATCATCAACTCCCGTACCTCAACAAATCGCGCGGGGTGTATTCTTTCTACAATGGTGTGTATATCGCAGGGGAAGATAGGTTTCACTGCTTTGCTACTGAGAAAGAACCGTTGTCAGACTCGGTTGTTTCTTGCAAATTTGTGGAGGGAGAATTCGACGACAAGGATTATGATGATTGGATGGACATCCCGACGCCCCATCTGGACTCTATCGCAAACTACCAGGAGTGGGGCCCGGAGGTTCGTCGCTGGCTCTTTGCGCTCCTCGGCAGGTGTCTTTACCCCGTGAATGAGCGCGACCAATGGCAGGTCATCCCATTCTTCCAAGGTCTCGCCGCGACAGGTAAGTCTACGATCATCCTCAAGGTTATCAAGAACTTTTACGAGACGATCGACGTCGGCATTCTGTCTAACAACATCGAGCGCAAGTTCGGTATTTCAGCTTTCCATGACAAGTACCTTGTGTGTGCCCCTGAAATCAAGAGCGACCTGGCCATCGAGCAGGCAGAGTTCCAATCTCTGGTATCCGGAGAAGAAGTCCAGGTTAATGTGAAGCACGAGAAGGCTTTCATGTGCGCTTGGGATGTGCCAATGGCTCTGGCAGGAAACGAAGTTCCAGGATGGGCGGATAACGGGGGGAGTATTCAACGTCGTATTGTCGTTTTCGAGTTCAAGAAGCCGGTTCGTGGAGGAGATATGAAGCTGGGAGACAAACTCAACTCTGAGCTTCCGAACATTCTTAGAAAATGCAACAAGGCATATCTCGACATGGCTGATAGGCACTCGGATGTCAACATCTGGTCGGTGCTTCCGACATATTTCATCAACACCAGAGATGCTCTTGCGCGCGCTACGAACTTCATCGAGAACTTCCTGGCATCTGACGCGGTCGTTATTGGCGAGAATGAGATCTGCTCGTTCGCAGATTTCAAGCAGGCTCTCAAGGAGCATGCGAGCAT